CTAAATGTAGAGAATGTACTTTACAAATCGGAAGAGAATATAAAAAAAACAAACGTATGGTTCCTGAATTTAGGAAAAATGAAAGTAAAAAACAAAAAGAACGTAGAGTAAGGTTATGGCAAAATACTTTACTTAATGATTCTAATAAAAGAAATGTCATACGTGAAATTGATGTTGATTTTATAAATGAATTATATGAAAAACAGAATGGTTTATGTTATTGGTTTAAAATACCTTTAACACCTTCTACTGGTAAAAAACACCCTCAACAACCTTCCCTTGATAGGTTAGATAGAAATAAAGGGTATACTAAAGATAATGTTGTTTTAACTTGCTATGCTGCCAATATTGGTAGAAATGAGAATGATGTGGAAACATGGTCTGAATTCCTAAACGTTTTATTTCAAAAAAAATAGTTTAATTTATACCCTATTTAAAAAAACATTCATATATTTGTTTTAAATAGATTAATATGTTAGAACGATTACGAACTTTGATTAAAAGACAATATGTTAAATATCTTATATGGGCAAGATATAGACATTTTAACAGCGCATTTGGTAAAGAAGTCCAAAAACTAAATTATAATGAACGAATTTGTAAATCAATTTGTCATAAATTGATTAATCAAGATGACTCTAAATTTTTGATTGCACCTATCTCAGGTAAACGTTATATAAAAAATACAAGATTAGGTTTATTTATTATTCTTGATGAAAGAAGGATTAGTATCACAAATCACGTATACCATTATGATGTAGTTCTAAACGAAAGAGATTGGGATAGAATTACAGGTATGTATGATAATAAGACCGAAAAAATTAGACAGGAGTTTGAAGACGAGATGATTTCACAAATTAAAAGTTCACTAAGTAGTATTTTAGAAAAAGTTAGTAAAAAATATTAACCTTTATTTTTAATAAACTCTAATAGATAGTTTTTAATTCTAACCTCAAAAGATTCGTTCTTAGAGGTTTTTTTTGGTTTGTACGATACCATCTTAGGTTTGTTACCTGTCCCACTCTTAGAATGAGTTTTTTCAGCTTTTCTTTTTTGTTGACAAGCCGACCTTTTCTGAGCATCTGTCATTTTGGATGCAACACCCGCCGCTCTACATTTTGGGTAACCCTTGTCAGATGCTTCAGGTCTACCACAAGGGGGATGTCCCCCACCTTCTTTTTTACGACAAATATTCACCCAAGGTCCTTTTGGTTGTGAACTACCTTTTGGTTTTTTCTTTGTACCAAACCAAACCGCCAAATCTTCATTAATAGTATGTACATCATGAGTTGGATTATTGTAGGTCCCATCAGAACTTTTTTCCCAAAAACCAACTTCTTTTTTAATATTATTCTTCATTGTTTTTTGTTTCTTTTTGTGATTGATATCACTATCAACAAATTCAGTGAAGGGAGATAAAATATTTTCTTTCCATTTTTTTAACCCTAATTCTTGGGGTCCGTTATATTCACCTGAACTTGTTGATGTTACCTCAATGATTATATCGTCAACATCAACCCACTCCTTAATAGGAACAATACCTAATTTATTTTTACCTTTAGGGTATTCATTAACAATATTACCTTCATCATCACTAAATGTGGAATATGGGTGGTGTTTAATATAGTCTGTAATTTTTTTTGCGGTCTTCTCAAGTTTTTTTATTTGGTCTAACCTTTCATCCATTTTTCCATCATAACTATCATATTGTAATAGTGGACTATCATAATCAGAAACTGAATCTGTAAACGGTGTTAACGTGTCTTTTTTAAAGGGTCGTAATCCAGGTTGTAAAGGCGCGATATATGAACCCCTACCACCAGTATTAGTTGAAGTTGCTTCGTTAATATAGATTTTATTATTTTTCATTCTTATAATTATAAATATCAACACATTTTGGAATTTATGGAACAACAAGATTTATACGGAAAATTATTTAACACGATACCACTATATAACGAAAGCCATTTGGATGCCATATTAGATTCCCTTGATAAAGACAACGCGACGACATTATTAATACAAGCGGTTAAAATGGCTTACCATCAAAATGTCTTTTCTCTCGGTGAATGTGAGGTGATATCAAAATCAATTAGGGTGTTAAATAGACCTGAAATTACTGAAGAAACTGAAGAGCAAAAAAAAGACGGAGAGTAAGTCCGTCTTTCTTATTTTAATTCGTTCTTCTAAACGGGTTTTGATTTATAATATTCTGTGCGTTTTGTTGGAATTGTTTTGCATAATCGGTTGTTGGTTTTTGTAATGGTTGAGTACTTGCATTAGGTTGTTGAGCACCTTGTAATGAAGTCAACGCTGTTTGAACTGCCGCCGCTGTTTTTGGTCCCCATTTACCATCAACAACTAATCCTGAATTAAATTTTTCATTTAATTTAGTTTGTAATGCCTCAACTTTTGGGTTTTTAACGCCTTTTTGGATTACCGTGGGTTGTACTGTCGCACCTGATGTCGCACCTGATGTCGCACCTGATGTCACTCCTGATGTTGTGGTACCTTGTTGTAAAGATGGGTCAATACCACCAGGTCCCGCCTCATTTATAAATTTTCTATGAAGATTTATAATTTGATTTTTCTCTTCTTCAGTTATAATTAATCTTTGTTTCATAATATAATTTCTTATCCTAATTTAGCTAATATTGCGTCAATATCCGCATCGGTTAATTGTCCTGTTGGAGTTTGAACCCCTAAAGATGTTTGTATTTGTGTATTTAAATTTGCAACATCTTGAGTGAATTGTGATGAACCTCCTCCTGAGCCTGAACCTCCTCCTGAACCCGCATTGGCGTCTTTTACAGGGGGTTCTTGTTTTGGTGCTTTATATTGACAAACTTTAGTTAGTTGAGCCGTTAAATATCTTTCCTCATCATACCATCGTTGACTTTTGTCTTGGAATTGTACTGATGGTGTTTTTATATTCTTAACGTTAGTTAAACTAAATTTACCTGTTGCACAATTATACATAACACTTGCGGTCGCCTGACCATTTATTTTTCCTGTTAAAGTTTGTGGTAATTGGACTGTAGTTGCTTGAGTAATTAAATAAGGTTTACCTTGTTTATTAATTTTTTGAACAAATTTGGTTCCTTTAAAAAATTTTAATTCATTGTTAGATGTACCTCCTTTAGCATTTTCTAAAGAATAACTTGCAGAACTTACAGTCCATGATTGTAGAGGAGTTATTTTTTGTTTTGGTTGTGCGTTTGATTTACCATAATTAGGGTCAGATACGTTTCCACCTTCCTCATTAATAATATTTAAATACTGATTTTTAGTTCTTTCCTCATGTAATGATAAAATCCTTTTTACTTCGTCAGATTCTATATCAAATAATTTTTTTTTCATAAAAAATGTTTATTTATAAATATCTGAAAATAAGAAAAATCACCCCTCCAATTTATGTTTTTGATACATAACTGACATAACGTGTATAATACTATGGAGATGATATGAACATAAAATAATAATACCATAAATTTCAAGGTATAATAACCCTAATAAAAAACCAACTAATGGTGATAAAAGGTATAAATAAGCATAAAATTTAAATCGTTTACTTTTAAATAAAGGATAAAGACAAGATAAAAAAAACATAACGGCAACAACGTTATGTATCATTGGATATAATTTAACTGAGAAAGCGGTTACCATCACTAATAAAAAAGATGAAAACCTCCAATTGTCTATTCCAAAAAAGAAATATGCTGTCATTACATTCGCAACAATAAATAATGGTTGTAATGAAGTATTCCAATATTGTGATAATGATAAAAGTTCACCCTCAACTGACAATAACACAAAAGGATATAGTAATGATATTAATATAACTATAATTTTTAGTATGTGTTGGGTGTAATTCATAAAGAGGATTTTATTTATAAATAGTCTAATTTATTTGACTTGCGAATATTTTCATCACCCCACAATGGTTGCAAATTGTTTAATGACCAACATTCTATAAACTCATTGTCACCAATCTCTTGGATGTTGAATGATGAAATCGGTTTTATATGGTCAACATGCCATTCACCATAATTGTCCCAAGACATTCTTTCATCAAATTGTTTTTCCAAATGTACAATTAAATCTTCGGGTGAGTATTTTAGAATATCAAAATAATGACCGTTTTTTTTAACATTGTTTTCCTTTAAAACCTGATAAATTGCGGTTCTGAAATTGTTGATTAGTTTATAAATGGGGTCGTTCGCTTTACGGGTTTTTTCGTAATTACGTTTTATTTCACGAATTTTTTCTTTATTTTTATTATAATGTCTTTTATCTGAAGCACTTTTACCACCTTTATATTTTCTTCCAGATGGACCAATATTAACTTTATTTTCTTTAAGTACTCTTAAAACTATGTGTTTTTTAATATTTAATTTTTCAGAAATAGATGGACTACCTAAATATTCTTCGTTGTAAAGTCTTAAAATTTCTTTTTCTATAATTCCATCAATAATTATTTTTTTCATATATTATATATATAAACATATTAACGATTATATCAATATCAAGTAAAAAAAAAGGTCAGATTAACTCTGACCTTTTTCATATTTTATTTAAGATTTTGATTATCTCAATTCTCTTAAATCAAATGTACGAACTCCATCTACAGTAATTCTACCGTAAAATCTATTGTTGACCATCTTCTTCGCGTATCTCGTCATGATACCTTTGATTGGTGTGAAGTTGAATGGGTTGTACATTGTAGGAGTTAATTGTAGAGGTACATACGGTGCGTAGATGTAACCTGTGTCTAACAATGACGTTCCTTTGTGTCCAATTAACACTTGGTTAGCTGGGAAGTAAGGGTCACGGTAAACTTGGTAACGACCTGCTAATGTACCAACTCTTTCAATACCCATGTTGTATTGGTCTTGCTCAGGAGACGCATTAGATACGTGGAAGTATTCTAAGTCATCAAAGATAGCTGAAACTTCAGAAGAAACAACAATCCAGTTAGCTCCACCTCTCAATGTAGATTTGTGGATTTGTGCTGACAATTGGTTGATTGCTGTAATCAAAGTTTGGTTCCAATCTTTTTGAGTGTAAGATGTAGTTGCTTGAATTCTTCTCCATCCATTGTAATCCCAACGTAGGTTCCAAGCCGCTCCTTTACGTAGGTCACGTAAAATTTCACGGTCAATTTCAGCTGCAACTTGTTCTGACAACAACGCTGTCAATTCAGCTTCAGCATCAATGTTATGGAACGCTGCAACGTCCTGAGCTAATTCTGGAGACCATTGTGCTCTTAGTTTTCTTTCTGTCACAGAAACTGTAACTGACTCAAGGTCAAAAGAAACCTCACCAATTTTGTCTTCAAATTCTAACTCTTCGTAACGTCTGAAGATAGCTGTGAAAGCCGCGTCATCAACAAGAGTGTCAATCAATGTACCATTGTATCCGTCAATTGATTCTGCTTCACAAGTAGCACATACAGGACAAGAAAGGTCAATTTCTAAATAGATACATCCGTTAGCGTCACATACGTTTCTGAATGAACCACCATTACCATCAGTAGCCCAAGTTGTTTGTTTAACAGGGTTTAAACCACTAACAATTCCTTGACCATATTGTTGAGTAACAACTCTGAACAATAATGAAACAGGATTACCATCAGCATCAACTACTGTATTACAAGCCGATGTTGCAGAAACTGTGAAGTCAGCAACGTTAGCAATAACGTGTAAATCAGCTAAGAAAGCTTCAGTATCCATTTCGTTTCCATCAGGTCCAATTAATTTACCAGCACCTGTATCAGCAAAACCACACATTTTGATGATAAGTTTTCTTACATTTTTACCGTCAAATGCCGCACCAGCGTCAACTAAACTACCATTATCCCATTTTTGAACAACAGTAGAAGATAAGCTGGGTCATAACCTGCCGCAACTGCCGCTCCGTCTGTATCAGGATTACTTGGTGAACCAATTGGTGCGTAGTGTGCTCCTGATTGACCAGCGTCTAATCCATTATAAGTACCACCATTATAACCTTGGATTTTAGGTACGAAGTAGAACAATTTACCAATAGGTAAGTTCATTGCTTGTACAGAAACGATATCGTTTGCCAACAATTTAGAGAATACACGTCTAACGATTGGGAAAACCACAGTTTCAAAAGAACCTGATGAACCGTCAGAAGTTGCTTCGTTGATTAGGTGAGACGCTTGGTTCTCATATAACTGAGCTACGTTCTCTTTAAGATGTCCTTTAAGACCATCTAGGAATCCTAATTTATCCCATTTGTTAATAGTATCTTCTTTGATAACTTTAAGGTGCTTAAGACCGATGTTACCAACAAGACCTGATTCTAATAATGCTCCCATTTCCGCTGAACCTGTTGATGGTGAGTTATTAATAGCTCTATCAATTGACTCATTCATTGGTTGTGATTTTGTGTTTGTTAATTCATCCTTAATAGAATGATATAAGTTTTTAGATTCTTTAATAGTTTCTACAGAATCAAATCTTTTTAGGATGTTGATTTTTTCTTGTTTAGTTGTAGTATGCTCAGTAAACAAACGTGTAGCGTAAGCCAAGTTTGAATTGAACACTGCAACTTCATTCAACTTATCTCTAAATACATTCAATGCTTTTCTGTATTCTTCGTTCTTTTCTCTTAAAACTTTGATTTCGTTGTTGTTAACGTTTTCTAGATTAAGATTTCTATTAGGTGTAATACCTTTTCTCAAACCACGTCCTGATTTAGAACCATTTCCGTAAGTACGAGCGGCTTCTTTAGTTTCAGATTTTTTACCTTTAACTAATTTCATTTTACCGTCTAAGTTTTCACCATCTTTATAAGAGAAACCTTTTTTAGCACTTCCTGTACCCATAGTTTTGTTAGCTGTTTTCTTAACAGTTTTAAAACCACCTTCTTGGTTAGGTTTAGCTGAATAGATTTTTTTCTTATTTGGTTTACCCATTCCTACACCTTTAGCTTTAAACGATTTAGATTCCATTACTGAATCCAAATCATAAGACTCATCTTCTTCCTCTTCAAACTCTTCGTCCAATTCGTAAGACTCATCTTCTTCTTCATCTTCCATCTCAATTTCGTAAACGATTTCTTCCTCTTCTTCGTCTTCAAACTCTTCGTCTAATTCGTAAGATTCATCTTCTTCCTCGTCCTCCATTTCAATTTCGTAAACGATTTCTTCATCCTCTTCTTCTTCAAACTCTTCAGTTGCGAAAACTTTATTAATGATATCCTTAACTTCAGATTCAGATTCGTCTTCATCTTCATACATTTCAGACTCAAATGAGAAATCATCCTCTTCGTCCATTTCTGAAAAATCAAACTCTTCTTCTGATTCTTGTACAATCATATATTCTTTGTTTGTTTGGTTGTCTTTTAAATTGATGTTACCTGTTTCATCTTTCTTAACGATTACCTCATCTTCAGGTCCCATTAGTTGGAATACTCTCAACATCTCTTGAGTATCCTCTTCACTGTCACCTAATGTTGTTAAATCAATAACAGGTTCTTCGTCATCAGAATCCTCTAAGTCATCCATTTCAAAATTATCAACATCAGCGTCGTCCATTTCGTCGTCAGCCATTTCCTCATCGGAATCAACTTCATCCTCAACGTCTTCAACGTCAGTCTCTGGTTCTTCAATCTCATCACCTTGTTCCGTAAGAGATTCTTTTACTAATTCTTTGATTTCTCCTGCCATAGTTGACTGAAGTATTCCTTTTGCATTCTCGGCAATAGCTTCTTCCAAATTCTTAATTTGAATTACCGCTTCTTCTACCAAATTTTTTTTATTTTCCATTTACAGTTTGGTTTTTTTCTATATAAATAGTTTTAATTTTTAAAAAAGTTATTATTGAGGATTATTCCTCGTAACTTTTTTATTTAAATAAATATTCTGAAAAATGTTAAAAACAAAAAAAGGAGGGTATTATCCCTCCTTTTAAATTTATCGTTGAAAAAATTTTAGTCTATCACCTCATCAATTTTACTTTCAACAATAGCGGTGATTCTCCAATCCATTGTGTAGTTTTCGTAAATTTTGGTAACCTTTGCTTCTACGTCTGTGGGACTGTAACCTTTTACCAATTTTTCTTCTTTAACTTTTTTCACTTTACCTGAATCGGAATCTACCAAGTCAGTCGTAATTCTTGCTACAAAATATTTTTCGTCCATAATTAATTTGTTTAATATCCCAAATAATCGGACAATCTTTTCATTAAGTCAAGTGATTTGTTATTATTATCACTAACTTCTGTTCCCGCTCTCATCTTCTTTTCTTCCTCAAGATTCTCTTCATACTTAAATCTATCATCAGGATTTGAGAAAAGATAAGCACCAGGTGTTGATGGTGACGATACTAAGTCAAAACAAATTAGTTCAAAGTCATCTTGAACTTCGTTTCTTTCACCTACTTTTTTTAATGAACCAACACCTCTTGATGAAATACCTAAAGTAACTCCTTGTCTTAGATAGTTAGCGGCCATATCACCTTTAGTTGATACAATACCTCTTTCATGAAAACCTGGACTTGTTAGTAATAATAATTTACCCATAAGGATATTACCTTCCCACCATATTTCAGTTATCATATGGGATACTCTATCTAAATCAATCAATGATGATTCTGGGTGATTTAATTCAGATAGAGATACTCCTTTCTCAATCATTTTTTTATAATTGTCGGCTTCACGTTTTAAAATACGTTCAGGATATATTCTACCATTTCTATTTGGGGTGTCATATTTCTGTAACACCGCATAAAATTCAAACGGTTTAGAATGGTCTAAAAAATTTTTAGATTCCTTTATAAAGTTTAAATTATGTTTTTCTTTAGGAGATATATATCCCGCATCATATTCTATAAGAATACCCTTCCCGATTTCGTTAGGGTTTAATATTTTTAAATCCATTTTGAATGTTTTTATTTAATAAATATTAAACACTTTCGGTTTGGAGCAATTCTTCTTGTTTTTTGGTTTTGGTTAATGAAAAATTAAAATAATAATTTCCATTAAAATTCTCGTCATAAATTCTTGTTACAATATCTTTTAAATTCTCTTTTATTTCTTTTGATTTAAAATCAAGTTCTTCTGATGACAGATAAAAATTTATTTCTAAATTCATAAATGATTTTTTTCCTAATGTTAATCCACTTGAGCGTAAGTCTAAATCAACAATGAAATTCTCATCAAATAAATCTCTGTCTAATGTTTCAAATACCGAATGTTTAATTGACCTACTTAAATTAAGAACAACCCTTGTCCAATTTTCAGGTTCTTTTATTGGTTCTACCCACGTTTGTAAATTTAAATACAATGATTTAAAATTAATTGAATCAACAGTTCCATACACAATTTTAGATGTACCAAACCCTTGTATTTTTGAGGTTTTCCCCTTTTTCATTATTTTTCATATTATAATCGTTTATTTTTTTAAAATATAAGTATATTTACCATTATAGTCAAAAACCTAAAAATTATGTTAATAGTTAAAGTAGATAAGAACTCAAATATTGAAAGGGCACTTAAAGAATATAAGGGTAAAATTATTAAAACAAGACAAAGTTCTAAATTAACTGAGAGAAAAGAATTTGTTAAAAAATCAGTTAAAAAAAGAAACGTACTCAACAAAGCTAAGTACGTTCAAAAAAAATATAAGAACAATCCTAATTAAAGATTCTCATTTAAACTTTTCATCTTAAAATATGTAAGTTTATCATATTTTTCAGATTCAACTTTACTTATAGTTTCATTAATTCTTTTACCAGTTTCATAATCAGTATTTTCTCTTTTTAAAGAAGATAATTTAGAGATTACCGATTCTTTTAGAGACTGAAAGTCTTTACTTAATTTATCGTCATCCTCAGATAATAAATTATATAATTCTTTTTTATCTGATTCACTCAATGTCTCAATATAGTTTGTAATTGTTTTATTAGCTATTGATACCATAGAACTAATAGGTACTTTTGGAGATTCCTTTTTAACGGTAGGTTTTTTCTTTAGTGACTCATATATTAACCTTTTACTGTTAATTCTTGACTCAATGGTTAATATATTATCTGAAAATAATTCATCAATGTGAGAATAAACATTTTCTGTTTTTATATTTTTAACCCACTCATTTAATTGTTTTAAACTACTTGGTTTAATTTTTGAAGTTGTTTTAGAATATAAATTTTTACATTCAGTAATAAATTCATCAACAACTGACTCAGTTAATCCTTTATTTGAGGTTAACTCATCGTAAAGATAAAACAATTTACTAATGTCTTTGTTCTCCAACACATACGTCTTAAAGTTCTTTATCTCGTCTTTAAAAGTGTTTTTACCATATGATTCAGTTAATAACTTCTCAACTTTTGATTTTAATATCCCTATTTTCATTTTTTCGTTTTTAATATAAATATTAACTATTTAGAAGTTTATCCAATTGAGACTCTATATCCCCTAAAGAATTCTTAGCTTTAGATAAATCAATGAAAGAATCGTCTTCGGTTAAATTATCACTTTCTAATAATATTTTTAAATTATCTCTCCTCTCAAAAGATTCAGGTGTTACTCCCGCTTCACCACCTGGTGGTGGTCCTGGAGGTGGTGGAGGACCTCCTATTTCACCACCTAATCCACCCATGTCTCCACCAGGAGGAGGTGGAGGTGTTGCCGCAGCATTTTGAGTTCCGCCTGATTTATTACCATATAATTTATCAATATTATCAAACACACCTGTGTGAGTTATTATTGTTGCGGTATTTGTTAATTCAGCGCCAACTGCTTTCTCAATTCTTTGTTGTTGTAAATCAAGTTTAATTTCTTCATCTGAAAACCCTAAAATATGTTTTTTAGCCCAAGAAACTGAAACAGGGGCAATACCCTCAATACCAGCAACCGCATCTTTATATAATAATATTTTTTCTTTCCAAATATCAACTTTCAATAAATCAGCTTGTGAAGAAGGGTTGGTTAATCCTAATGTGAAGTTTGATAATTCATCTTCAAACCCTAATAAGAATAAATGAACAATTGCAATTTTATTTAATTCGGCAATCATACATTTTTGAATTCTGTTAATGGTTCTTGCAAATCGGATATCCATTAAAGATAAATCTTTACCTCCACCAACAGGTTCCTCAAATCCTAAGAATGCTTTAGGTACACGTAACGCTGTTAATAACTTCTTTTGGATATATTCAATATCGGCAATTTCAGCCAAGTTTTGGGCACCAGGTAATGTATCAATTGGACTAGCCGCTGCTGGGTCACGTACAGGAATAAAGTAATCTTGGTCAACCGCCATTTGGTTAAATCTCATATCAACATTACCTGTTTGAGAATCTACAACCTGACTTCTTTTGAATTTGTTTGCAACACGTTGTACATATGGTTCAACGTCTTTATCGTCCATATTACCAACAAATACTTTGAATACACGTCTTTCAGGGGCTCTTGATGTACGATATATTAACATCGCATCTTCAGATAACAATAATTGTTTCCAAATACGTCTTGCTTTTTCTAACATTGACGTACCATAAGGTAATTTACGGTCATCACCTAATAAACGGAAGTGAGCAATTTCCCAAGAATTAAATTCCATATCTTTCGCTTTCCATTTAAATCTTAAACCTTTGTTTTCAACAGGCTCTTCAACATTTGCAGATTTTGCCGCCATACCTCTTTCCAAACGTTCAATTTCAATGTTTGGTAATTGCATACAACCAATAATACCTTTTTCAGCATCTAGTTTTAAATAAACAAAGTTATCACCGTACTTACAAGTGTTTCTTGTCCACATAGGTAAATTGGTGTTAACATCTAAAACATTATTAAATAAATCCGCTAAGATTGATTTAATACGTTTTGATTCTGAATATATTTGTAACATGAACCCATTTTGGTCCACAGTTGTGGATTCTTCACCGTATATGTCTAACGCCGCAGAAATCTCAGGGGTATACTCCATTGATTCATAATCGTAGAATGAAGCCAAACGTGTTGGTTCATAATACACTGCCTGAGTATATAAGTTACTTTCAATTTTAGTCCATTGATTAGCTAAATAATAAGTTTGTTGTGCTTGTAATTTTTCCCTATCATAGTCTTGTTTTGATGTGGTTTTTAATAATTGTTCCTTATCAAACTTATAAGTGGGATAATCTTGATTTAATAACGAGTTTGGTCCAAACGCTTGAGACAATCGTTGCCAAACTGTTAGATTATTTTGTTTATTTTCCATATAGCAATTTTAATTCTATTTATCAATAACTAAATAGTATGTTTCTTTGATAAATATTATCTAGTACCAAATAACCACCCATATCTCATATAGTCTTCGCGAGAAACTTGAGAACCCCCATTCATTTGTCTTATTCTATCTTGATAATGAGGTATAACAGGGTTAAAATCTAATGTTTTTGACGCTTCATCATTATTACTTACCGTCCAAGATTCTAACATTGATTTGGTATGTTCGGTTACTTTTGTTAAATTACTAAACGATGACTCACCTACATAAGTAGCCATTGCGATAGACATAAGTAAGTCATCGTGTCTTCCTTTTTGGTGGTCAGGTCTACCGTTAATATATATAAATGTATCCATTTCATTATATAAACGATGACTATATATTTTAAAATCGTGTCTCATCGCTTCTTCGTATGAAGCAATAATTTGGACACGTTTATTGTTAAAGTTAATACCTGGTATTTTTTCGGCCGATTTAGGATTGTACTTCCAAGTATTACCCAATTCTACACCATCAGTATATAAATTTTTATAACCTAATTCTTGTAATTTACGTGAGGTTGATACTCCCATACCTCCTGTAATATCTATCACAATATACGCTGAATACATATTACCCCATTTGTAACATATTTCAGCCATTGTATCTGGGGGTAATTTCCCAACAAATTCCGCAACTTGCTCACGACTATCAAAGTCAATTATTTGGAAGGAACTAAAATCTTCACTATCACCACGACTAACGTCAACCCCCATTATGTATTTGTGACCCACAACAGGTTCTTTCCAAATCCATAATTGATTACCCAACATTTTATTTTGAGGTTCTAATAAGTAATTCTCACGAATTTTTTGCATTAATTTTGAGTCAAATACATTATCACCTGAACCAAGAAAGTTACATTCCAACTCTTGAGAAACTTTACGTTTATCGTATTTAAGTTTCTTAACCATTCGTTCAAACCAATCAGAACACGGTTTATATCCGTTATTCATCAATTCTTTAACGTCATCAAAATTTCTTTCTGAAAATGGTTTGTCAGCCCAACTAATTATTTTTTCAGGACCATACTCCTCTTTGTTTAAAAGGTAATGAATTGCGTCATCAGTTTTAATAAAATATAGGTCACTAGTATAACGTGGGTCACGATACCAATACATTTCGGTAATTTTGAAGTCGTTCATACCACGTAATGCTTGGTCGTAAATTTCATAATAAATAGGGTCATTACCGTTAGGTGTTGAGACTACAATTACTTTACCACCCGTAGACAAGGACGCCATACAAGCTGACCAGAAGTCACCATCAGCATCAATGAAGGCCGCCTCATCAAATATTAATATTGTTGGTGTAAACCCACGTAAGGCATCTTTGGATGTTGCAACGGCTTTCACCTCACATCCATTTGTTAATTTATAATGTTTTTGTGAATTTTTCTCAGGTGCAAATCCAACCCCAACCCAAGATGGCCATTGACCGACAAACGCACGAATTTTATTAGCCATCTCTAAAGATGTATCTAATTTATTGGCGATTATAAGAATTTTTTCAGGTTTTTCTTTGGACGCTAAGACCAATTTTTTAGAAGACCAAGCGGCGGTAACCGTAGATACCCCCGCCTGTCTATATTTTAATGCAATGTTTTCATTGTAATTTTCGTAATCCTCTAACAAAGTAATTTGGTCAGGGAATAACTCTAGTGGGACATACTTAGAAACTGTATTGTCGTATGTCTGCAAATATGTTCTTAATGCGTATACAGTATCTCTTTTACATTTAACATATTCTAATAATATCTGTTCTTTACTTAAAGACATAAATTAATCCTCATCGTCTAACCAAGACATATCACTGTCCCAATCATCTTCTTCACTTTCTTCATCATCATATTGAGGAGCATTTTGTAAGTATTCTTTAATTTCCTCAATCATTTTATTAATCATTTTTTGGGAGCTATTATCACCTCTTAATATTGCGTCAGTCAATTTTTTCATTTCATCAGCGGATAACCTACTGAACCTGTTGAACAAATATAACTGAATGTGTCTTTTATCATCATCAAATAAATCTGAAGGAATCATGCTTTGGAATTTAGACCAAATTACAGGTCCTAATAATGAATCCCAAATTTCACCTGGTAATGTGTCTTCAGCACCTAAAACCATTTGTGCCTGTTTTTCATTTTCAGGCAAACTATCCCAAGCCATGAAATCAAGTAATCCTTTTACCAATTCGTGAACCAATAATGGTAATGTTGGCGCTTTAGCTTTAATAACAATGTTCCATAATTGCTTGTGAAACATTGTATAGGTTCATTAATCTTGGGTCAATACTTGCAACCTCATCGTTTAATGTTTTATATAAATGACCTAAACTAAATGCCGCTCCTTGAATCATAGTGTTAACCATTCTTCTTTTACCTCTTTCACCTTCAAACGATTTTAATGCGTCTTGTTGCATTTTTTTACCGAAAACTTCCTCAGCTTGTTTTGAATCAAATTTACCACCTAATTCCTCAACTTCACGAGCAAAGTCTTCAAGTTCCTCTTTGTGTTTCTCAGCATCTTTAAACGCTTCAATAACATCTTCTTCTGAAGGTTCTTCAGCCGAAGTTCTCATACCTTCCGCAGCACCCATTGGTCCCGAAATTAATGTTGCTTCAAGTCTAACTCTTTTATTAAATGGTGGTTTGTCTAAATTAAAATGACTCGCAACCAAGTTTTCGGCTAACTCCTCAATCTCTTCTTTCTTTCTACTCTGTATTGACATAATGGTTTGCAAATCTCTCATCGCCGCCATCATCAATTGCATAAATACTTGTTGTGGATTACCCTCCACTACACCTGACTTATCACCAAGTGCTCTTTTTACTTTCTCAACTGATTTTTTAAAACCTTCACTACCTAAAATATCAATCAATTC